ATTACTACGCCACCAGAGACAGAAATGTTGTTGTCAAAGGTAGCCGTAATGCTTCCAGTAGCGGTTGCGGCGGCAGACATAGTGACCGCTGTGCCAACAACCGAAACAACAGTCGTACCAGAAGGTATACCAGTTCCAGTAATAGTTTGACCTGCGCCCACCCTTGTGTTGGCAGTAGTAAGCGTAAAAGTTGTAGTGCTGTTGGTTGAGCCAGCGGCGGTAAATACTCCTACGGGCGCGAGAGTAGACCCGGGGAACGCGCCGAACAAAGGGCGTGTGTTTGTAGTGCTGTCAATGTTTGTAAGGTTTTGCCCCGGGTGCGCAACCACATTGTTTGCATTTCCACCCGTAGAGTCATAGCCAATATCAAATTGCCAAAGATTATCGTTGTTTGGCTGAAAATAATTAGCAGATGGAGCAATATTGACCCCAGAATATGTTACTGAATTAATGCTTCCCAAAAATAAAGTAACTGGATTAAAAGTCAATCCAGTAGTTGTACCAGCGGTTGTAACAATTGCTGTTCCACCCAAAGTAGTGGACAAAGTAAAACTTGTTGTACCACCAGTAATAACATAATATGTTCCAGCAGAAATTCCTGTTGCGGTTCCAGACAAAATTCCCGTTACAGTTATAGCTTGTCCAACCACAAGAGTAATTGTGCTGGCACATGAAAATTGTCCAGCAGTTCCAGTAACAGCAACAGTTGATAAATTGTTTCCTCCAATTGATGAACTTGCAAAAGAAAAAGTATCACCGTATCCATAACCAGTGCCGTTTGCAGTTGCAGTAATAGATGCAACCACATTACCAGACACAAGTACCGTAAAAGTGGCGCCAGTACCATTTCCAGTTGCTGTAACTGGAGAGATACTAGTATATGTGCCATTGACATAACCTTTTCCTGCGGTCGTAATTGAGTAGGTTGTAATACTGCCTATAGGTAAAACTTTTTGTGGGCCAAACCCTACGCCATCATCATTATCAGTAGACCATTGCTCCAAGCCATTGTTATAACCAGATATAACATAATTCAAGCCGCCAGTTGAGGTCATTGTCATGCCACGAGAGATGCCCGTAGCATTCAAGAAAATGCCGTTATACCCGCCAATCTTTCTTGGCATCCCGCGTTGAAAACGAACCCATTCGCCATCAACATAAGTGTCCGAGGCAAACTGAGTACCATCCCGCTGGATACCGGGCTTGACAGAAAGGGTTGTAACCTTAACGGTCAAAATGCACCCCCGCCAATACCAACAGGAACCAACAATCCTGTAGTTGTAAGAGTCATTCTGTTTGTGCCGCCAGCAGAAAATCCTAATTGACCGCTACCAACTAAATACAAGCCAGTTGTTGTGTCACTAGAAAAATTCAATGTCGGGGATGACGCCGATCCATCTGCAAGAGTTAAAGATGTAATTGAACTTGCACTAGTGGATGTGTTAGCGTTGTAAACATTTGTTCCATCACAAACAACAATAACCGTTTGACCTTGAGACAAAGTAAATGTTGATCCACCAGTAACCGCTGTTTTAAATGTCAATGAAAAAGCGCCATTAGTCGCATTTTGAATTGAATAAAGCTGTACAGTTGAAGGAACTATAACCACACAATTGGAAGTTAAAGTGCCAATGTATTCTTGAATGACGTTTGCACCCTCAGTTGAACTTAAAGTTATTGTCCCGCCAGTAATACTTTTTACAAGTGTTGTAAATGCAAATTGATTTGATCTGCCATAAGCAAATGTGTTATATCCAGATCCATTACAAACAATTACCAATGATTCTGTTAATTGAAGTTGTTGGCTTGTATTGCCATCAATCGTATCAACACCTTGCCGAGCAATAGTAAGTATGCCAGTTCCGCCATTGCGAATAATGACAAACCAATTGTTTCCAACGCTTGCAGATGGAGGAAGGGTTAAAGTTCCAGTACCACTGTTCCAAACAATAAATTTTGCCCTATCGGATGATAAAAAAGTATAGTTTGAAGAAATTGTGGACAAGCTATAAGACTGATTTAAGGTTGTGCTTAAAGCTGTAAGACCAAAACCAGCTAATGAAGCCGCATTAGCCGCTGATGTGCCAGCACCAAAAGTAAAAACTTCCCATGTCCCATTGTCATCGCCGTTATCAGTCAAATAAATAAAATCTGCTATACCAGAAGCAATGTTATCAATCGTGAAGCCGCTAAAATCAGTAACAGTAAATAAATTTGCACCGACGTTGCGAATAATAATATTTTGTCCAACAGATACCTGTTGAGCAGATGGAAGAGTTAAAGACAATCCGCTTGTTGTAGCGGCAATTTCCATAATATTAGCAACAACATTGTCATTGTTGCCGTTTATAGGCCACTGAAGTTCAGTGTCTTGAGAAATAGCAAGGTACTCATAACCAACCTGCGATGGGTTGATTGTTGAGCCAGTTAAAGGATTTACATAGTTGGTCATGGTTATGAGTCCACAGCTATAGTTTGTCGGTCACCCACTCGCGTGGTGTCTTCTGTCTTCAGTGCGGCAATAGCTTCTTTGTATTTTTCTTGGAAGATTTGACGCTGATCGTTTTTCAAGAATGGCATTGCCTGCAACAATGTTCCATACAGCATTGCGTTAGGGGCATTACGGGTTAACCAATTCGTTTGGTTGTCAGATGACAATGGTTGAATGCGCTCGTAATACAGCACCTCAAAAGAATATGCTTGATCAGGTGTCGGAGCCAAGTACCAATTGTCGTAATCAATATCAGAGTAAAACAATGGCAAACTTGTTTGGGTTGCGTCAGGCCAATAATTCTTTAGGTACTCAAACTTACGCAATAACACTGGTTGTGCGCCGCTGGATGTGGTCACATTCATAGAGACAGTCTTGCGCCATCTAGCAGGCTTTTGAAGCACAGGGTTGTTAATACTCATTGTTGAGGTAGCAACATTCAACTGACCCAGCGTCTTAATCTGTTCAGCAATCTCAAATTCACACAAAGTAATGAAGGTTGGAATCGCGGCAACCGTAGCTGGGTCACTGCGCTCCAAATATTGAAGTACAGTGGAGTTGAGGGAATCATAAGTCATCACCCAGCTTGGAGTAGACATCATCGCCCTTTCATGGCTTTTTCCTTAAAAAGGTTCCATTACATTCTAAGGAAGTTTTGTGTTTGTGCCAAGATATTTAAAGCATCCTTGGTATTATGCTATAAGACCATTAATGTATTGAGTCTTGCCATCCACTTTCATGGCTGTCAACTCTTGTTTTTTGAGGTTGTTGGGGTCGTAGCTCACATGAACCCACCCGCTGTCAGGGATGCCGGGGGTGTAAAACTCCAGTATCAACTGCGTATAGTCCAAGTTGTACATAATCCACTGAGCAAGCTCAGCATTAGGGACGCTAGGGATCTCAATATCAGCCGCCTGACCCTTGCAATGATCAGATGTCTTGCTACCCCCCACCGCCGCATTTGACTCAGGGCTACGGTAGCCAGAATTGACTTTGACACCCATGCCATAGTGATCACGCACAGGCTGGAGAACCTTTTGAGCCAGCAAGCGCAGGCTATCAATTGTGTCTTCGTTAGGGGTATTGTCCAAATTTAACCGCAATGCAGTCTCTGATTTGGTCAATTCATGTAAGCTAAAGTTTTCTGTAAGTTGCATTTTTTATTCCTTAATTACCATTAAATTGGTTTAAAAAAATTATCTTCTGTCACATTTTCATTCTATCATTTGTCTTGGCGATTGTGCCAAATTTTTTAAGGAGTACGTTATGTACAAAGTTGTTATCGACATTGGCGATTGGTCTTGGGACGAAGATCAAAAAGTGACTATTGAAACAGATGATTTTGAAAAGGCTCAACTCATCGTTGAATTCGTTGAGTTCCAAAAATATCACGGCTGGGCTGTTGACTACGATGTGGTCGAGTATGAAGAAGAAGAAGTCGAAAACGAAGTTGAAGAAGAAGTTGAAGAAGAAGAAGCCGAATACGCAGTTGGCGACATCGTTGAAGATGAAGATGGACTTGTTTGGGAATTAGTGGGATAATCTATCCGCAGTTGCCTGTAGGGAGTCTTCGGACTCCCTTTTTTTATTCGCCATTCGCGAATAGCGAATCAAATATCGTGATCTGCCTCTATATCCCTAGCCAACTGTCTCCAGTCAAGACTGCGGGTATATAAAGAATATATACGTTCATTAGTTAGAGGTTCTGATCGACGATTGAGCCTATCGTTCGCTTGGGCTAAAGCAAGCTGAGTCTCATGCAAAATTTTATGCAACTCTTTTATTTCTGAGCGCAGATAAGTAACAAGATCATACGTCATAGATTTTGCCCCTAAATTCAATCTGACCCTCTGCCCATGTATGCACTAACTCAGGCCACAACAAACGTCCATTATGGAATGTAAGCACAGCAAACCCTGAACGCCAATTAGTTGGAGATAGTTCAAGGTAGTTCTCAAATTGGGGGCCTGTCGGTTCGGCTAATGTTCCCGTATCCACTCCAAACCTTGTGCCGTTATAATCATCAAATGGCGTGACCTTTAAGCTGTGTAAATGCCCAGTGCAAATATTGACTCCAGATTGCAGGGTGTTGTTGTGGGTGGCATGAATTCCCCCCTTCCATCGGTGCTTGACAATCGTATTCTCCGTGGGCCAGCAAGCCCAGCAAGGTGTCCAAGCAGGAAAGTGATCCCTGAGACTAAACCCTTTTACAAACTCGTACTGTGGCGCATTTGCCGCCAAACGAGACTCGAATCTAGCATCATGATTTCCAAGGGTAAAAATCAATTGAGTATTGCTTCTAGCTTTCTTTGCGGCATCTTCAATCTCACCCATCGCAAGCTCGCAAGCCTTTAATTCTTGTATTACAGAGGGGGTGGAATCGAAGCAGATCCTTGGATGCCTGCTAATCGAAGCGCCGTCAAAAATATCGCCATTGGCAATTACGGCCTGAGGGCGAAGCTCCTTGATCATAAAAAGAAGCCCCTTGTATGCCGTTGTGTGGATGCCGGGCCAGAAGTGCGCATCACTGAACACAATGACCGTGGAATTTAACATCCCCAAGTCTTTACGACTCACGCTAGGTTTTGTGGAAACATCTATTTTAGGTGTACGAGCCTCTAATGATTGCCCATATTTAACTTCCACACTGCGTCTGCGTTTAAGCACTGACCTTACACTTATATCAGCCGCTTTTGCTACATCAACAGCATAGCCATTATGACTCTTCCAAAGCTCAATAAATTCTTGGTCAGACAACTTCATAAAAGCTCCAAAGTTGCCAAAATATAAGTTATATCAATGACAAATTAGTGAAAGTTAAAGTAATTTTATTTTTTCTGATTTAAAGTGTTGTAAATGTTGTTATAAGCATCAATGCAAGCATTTAATTGCCTGATGGCTTTGTCTCCGTCGTCTGTGATGGCGATAAGATTTTTAGCAGTCGCTCCGTCAAGTTCGGCTGTTGCTTGAACGCTATCTCCGCTGGCAGGGGTGGGATTGTCGGAGGCTGGTACGGTGCAGGTGGTTTTGAGGCGCAACCTGAGAGTACCAGAGTCAATAGAAGAATATAACTTTTGAGTTTTAAATTTGGCATCATTATTGGCTTTCACAAGTTGAGTTGAAGTAATATTAACGGCAGACGTTAATGCCTGCTCCCTCTGTCTAGCTTGAGCATTTAAGGTTGCAATCTCAAGTTGCTGGCGATTTTCCTCATGCTTTATGCCCATCAAATACGATTCATAGCCAAAGCCAAGAAAAGCACAAATCAGAGAAAGGATCACCCAAGGATTAAAGAGGCTTAACATCATCAGCTTTCATCATTGCATCAGTCTTGTCTTTGCTTGACTTGCTTGAGCCATAAAAGAACGAAATGATCGTGGCTACCGCTGTACCCAACAAGAAACCAAGGATGATGTTGGCAAAGTCTCTACCACCCTCTGGCAACAAAATAAATGTCACACAGAAAAAATAAAAGACTGAAGTAATAGCCCAAAACCATGCATACCAATAAATAAAATGTACGGCTGTTTTGTCATTGGGATCTGTCGGTGCTTGCATCACGTTTTTCCTTTTCAATTTCTCTTCTCAGTCGTTCAACTTTTTGTATCTGTGCCTTCACTTCGTGCTTGGCTTCCAGAATATCTAGGTACATCATTGCGGTCAACGGAAACAAGAAGCCAACCAAAATCAAAAGAATAATTCCGTTAATCATGTCTTTCCCCACCGATTTAACAGGAGAAGCCACAACCACAGATACAGGAGGAATACCGCTGTTCCAATCAGGTACGCTGACTTTGCTTGAAGGTTTCTTTTTGCCTCCCGCCGTTGCCATTGTTTGTACCTCTGTTGCGCTTCTTGTTTTAACCTTGCTTGTTCTTGTTCTGCCGCAATAATCTCTCTAGTCTCAAATGTTCTGCTGTATAAAGCACCCATCTCTTTAGGAGCGTTGTACACCATACATTCCCTGATCTCAACCTCTAAAGCCGCCATCTGATCTTGCGCCATGATCCGCTTTAAAGCCGCCTCCATCAGGTTGGCATTAGGATCATAGACCGTCTTGCTTTTTTCTTCCTCTTCTCTGATATGTGCCGCTAACTGATCTTGAAGGTGGAAAAACGTCGTCAATTGCTCTACGATGCCTGTCATCACCTTGGTTTCGTCAACAGCTACATACTTTTCCTTCTTTTTCGCCACAGGCTGGATTGCGTTTGATCTGGTTGGCTTGGCTCCGAAGAGCCGCCTCCAAAAAGACTGTACCTGTTGGGCATCTCCGACAATTTCATCAACCGAGGACTTGATCTCCATGAAAGCAGTTTTGGCTTGTTTATAAAGCGCGGTTCCTTCACGGATTGCACTAACGCAAGCTTTGGCGGCGATGAGGATCGTGATTGGGTCAATTTATAGCCCCAGCAACTTTTTGACAAACTCTGCCGCAACGCCGGGGCCAAACAACACGCACAACATTACCGCATAAAGCAAATACTCAATCTTGGTCATGCGCTTATCGCCATCAGCTAACGTCTTCTGAATAGCCTCATAACGCTCTGCGCAGATAGCTTCATGCACAGCAAGTTTTGTTTCTAATGAGTCCATGACCAAGTCCTTTTGTCATTCTTCAGAAACCACTTCTGGCTCTGCAATTATTTGATTTTTTGCTTCTTCTTGAATTGCTGTTACCAAGTGGAAAACCTCTTGGTAAGGTCGTGTGCCAAGGTAGCCAAGCACTTGGTTCAAAAGTTGTGTGGTGATTGAAATTTTTTCCATAGTTCACTCCAGAAGTTAGTTTAAAAGATTTTTTTCTTCTTTAATAAGAAGTTGTTGTGGGGATGCGGCATCCAACTCAATTTTCAAAGGATCAGTGTTTCCTATGATAATGGTAGCTTCTTGAGGTATCAACCCTATTTTTTGTAACGCCTCAAAAGCGCCGGGGTACAGCATCGCATTCCTAAGCTTAGCAGGACTTGGATGACCTGTAGCCAATATCTCTGCATGGATTTCTCTAGCAACCCAAACCGTAAACTCGTTTGCGGCGTTAACTTCAAACATCTGCTCGTCTGTGTAACCTTTAATTCTAGTAGGTTCTGCAATCATATACAGTTCGGTAAGAATCTTTTCAAGGATCGCAATCTCTTGCCTATTGAGTTCAAACGCTTCTTTTTCTTTTTCTTTGACGGATTCAACTTCAACCAATTCGGCTTGTGCAAGTGTCACTAAATATTTTGCCGCCCCAACTTCTTTTAAGTGTTCAATCTCTTCAACCTTTGCCTTGTATTTCAATTCAGACACGCGCTCAAGTGCGGCGGCACGAACACGACCTTCAAGAAAACCCTGAAGCACTTTGATCTTTTCCCAAGGAGTGTTACCCTCAACTTGGTAGCGATAATTGAATTCTGAATTTAATTTTGATGGCATGATTTTTTATGTTGTTAAGAAGAAAAACTACAAGCGGCAAGAGCATATCTTGCAGTTCCTACTCCAGTAGTATCAGCAAAAACTACTCCAGTATTTGAAACTTTATTGGTTGTTGAAACAATACCAGAACCAGAATTATATCCATATCCAAAAATACCTTTGTCTCCGCCATAACCACAAGCGGCAGGGCTTTCTCTTGCAGTTCCTACTCCAGCAGTGTCAACAGAAACTACTCCAGTATTTGATACAAGATTAGTCATTGATAGCTGACTACTGCTAGATCCATAGCCAAAGATACCTTTATCTGTACTATAACCACAAGCGGCAAGATTCCCTCTTACGGTTCCTACTCCCGTTGTGTTTGAAGCAACTACCCCAGTATTGGATACAAGATTGGTTGTTGATACATAAACAATAGAACCTGTAAGCCCATATCCAAAGATACCTTTATCTGTACCATAACCACAAGCGGCAAGAGCCTGTCTTACAGTTCCTACTCCAGTAGTATCAGTAGCAACCACTCCAGTATTTGATACAAGATTAGTCATTGATACATTAGAACTTGTATACCCATATCCAAAGATACCTTTATCGCCACCATAACCACAAGCGGCAAGAATATATCTTGCGGTTCCTATTCCCGTTGTGTCAGTAGCAACCACTCCAGTATTTGATACAAGATTGGTTGTTGAAACGTAACCCGAACCCGAAGTAAGGCCAAAACCAAAAATACCTTTATCTCCCCCATAACCACAAGCGGCAAGAAAACTTCTTGCGGCTCCTACTCCCGTTGTGTCAGCAGAAACTACTCCAGTATTTGATACAAGATTAGTCATTGAAAGATAAAAACTGAAATTTTGCCCATAACCAAAGATACCTTTATTCCCTGTACCAACTACATTAGCTTGACGAGTAAAAAAATAATTAGGTGCGCTAAACATAATTTTCTTTGTTATGTTGATGAATATCCACAGGCGGCAAGAGCATATCTTGCAGTTCCTACTCCAGTAGTATCAGCAGAAACTACTCCAGTATTGGATACAAGATTGGTCATTGAAACATAAACGGTTGGCGAAGTTTGACCATACCCAAAAATACCTTTATCCCCGCCATAACTACAAGCGGCAAGTTTGCTTCTTGCTGTACCCACCCCAGCAGTATCAGTAGAAACTACCCCCGTATTAGAAATAAGATTTGTTAGTGAAGAAGGAGTTACACCAATAAATCCATACCCAAAAATACCTTTATCGCCACCATAACCACAAGCGGCAAGCCTAGATCTTGCCGTTCCTACTCCAGTAGTATTTGAGGCTACAACGCCAGTATTGGATACTTTGTTGGTTACTGAAACATCGCCAGAAACATAACCATACCCAAAAATACCTTTATCACTACCATAACCACAAGCGGCAAGAGAATTCCTTGCTGTTCCTACTCCAGTAGTGTCGGTAGCAACAACTCCAGTATTTGAGACAAGATTAGTTAGTGAAAATTGAGTTAAAGAACTATCAAGTCCGTACCCAAAAATACCTTTATCTCCGCCATAACTACAGGCGGCAAGAGAACTTCT